AAGCAAAACATTTAATTGACAGTCAAGATTATAAAAGATTTTTCAAAACGACACTTCGCGAAGATTCGCAAGCCGCGGGCCGTTGGGAGACGGATCAAGGTGGTGAGTATTTTGCAGCGGGTGTTGGATCGGCGATCACGGGCCGCGGAGCGGATTTACTTATTATCGATGATCCACACTCGGAACAAGATGCTATGAATCCCGAATCGTTGGAGCGTGCTTATGAATGGTATACATCAGGTCCACGTCAGCGATTACAACCAGGTGGAAAGATTGTAGTGGTTATGACGCGTTGGTCGTTGAAAGATCTTACCGGAGCGTTGATCGGGGCTCAAAAAGAATTAAAGTCTGATCAATGGGAAGTAATAGAGTTTCCAGCTATACTTCCAAACAATGAACCTGTATGGCCAGAGTATTGGAAACTATCAGAATTAGAATCAGTTAAAGCATCTCTATCAGTACAGAAATGGAACGCACAATGGATGCAGAATCCAACATCAGAAGAAGGCTCAATCATTAAACGTGAATGGTGGCGTAAGTGGGATAGAGATTATATTCCATCTTTGTATCATGTGATTCAAAGTTATGACACGGCATTCATGAAAAAAGAAACTGCCGATTTTTCTGCAATCACGACATGGGGTGTATTCTATCCAAACGAGGATAGTGGACCAAATTTAATATTATTAGATGCGGTAAAGGAAAGATTAGAGTTTCCAGAGTTAAGACGTAAAGCTTTAGAGCAATATCATTATTGGAAACCCGATTCGGTGATTGTGGAATCAAAAGCATCAGGATTACCATTAACCTATGAATTACGTAAGATGGGTATTCCAGTCATTAACTTTACACCAAGCAAAGGAAATGATAAGCATTCCAGAGTAAATGCTGTAGCACCATTATTTGAATCAGGTCAGATATGGGCTCCAGACCATAAGTTTGCAGAAGAGGTTATTGAGGAATGCGCGGCATTTCCTTTTGGGGATCATGATGACCTTGTTGACTCAATGACACAGGCTTTAATGAGATTTAGACAGGGTGGTTTTATTGAACACCCAGAGGACTATGAAGATGAAAAAATTATTCATGAGGAAAAGGAATACTATTAAATGAAACAAATCCTATTTAAACTATTTGAAAATTTAAAACAGTTAGGAATTAAACCTAACATTGGTAGCAGAACAAATGTAACTCCAATCAGAGGATCAGAAATAGATAGATTAATTAATAGACCTGTAACTCCAAAAGAATTTGATTACTCAAAACCAGAAGTTGTAGATAGTATGAGAGGCATAGTTCAAAATGCTTCTGACTATGTAGGTCAATTTACAGAAAGACAATTAAAAACATTTAATGATAACGTTGAAAGAATTTTAGGTGTTATTAAACCAAAAGAAATAACTGCTGATGTTGTAGATCTTGCAACTAAGGAAAAGATTACAGGACCAGGACTTGAGAGTTTAATGAAAGAAAAAGGTGTTGCACCTATTGGTAGAAAAACTATTGAAGCTGAAACTTTAATTAAACAATTTTTAGATGATGATTTAATTTCATTAAATGCAAAACAAATAGATCAATTATCAAGAGGTAAAGCTGAAGATGTATTTGAAAATATATTTGGAAGTAAAGCTAAGGAATTAATTACAGGTAAGAATACTAATGAAAGTTTAAATGAAGTTTATAATAAATTAAAAACCACTAAAGATACGAGAGGAAGATTACCAGATGATCCAAATTTTGATCCATCTGATATAAACTTTAAAGATGGTGGATCTGTATCTGAAGATGTTAAACAATTACTTAAAGAAGAATTTATAGAATTAATTAATGCAGATCCTGAATCATTTCCAGATACTAATGCTGGCTTTAGAAGATTTTTAAAACGTAAAGGATCTCCAGTATTCAATTATAAAAAAGGTGGTAAAGTTGGTGGTAAAGATAAAAGTAAAGCAGAAGAACCATTAAGTAATTATAAATCTTATTCTGAAAATGAATTACTATCTAGTCTAGATGCTAAGATGCCTAATCTTGAAATAATAGATGATGAACTTGTTAATATGCCTATGTTTGAACCAAGAGATGTTGTTCCAAAAGGTTCAGTACCAGTTATGCCTTCTGAAGAATATATTAGACAAAGATTGTTTTTAGATCTTGCCAAAGGCGGAAGAGTTAAAAAAAGAAAACGATACGCGGATGGTGGAAATTATTATGGTACAGATAGATTAGGTAACTCTAATTTTTTTCCAATTTATAAAGATTCATTATCAAATGATTATACAACATCTATTGAAGGAACTAAAAGAGATATAAGTCCTGAAGAAATACTATCTAGATATTTAAGTTTAGGAGGAGGGGATAGTACTAGTTTTAACCCTGCAAATTATAATCAAATGTCCAATGATTATTATTCACAAAACCCTCAAGAACGATATGCAGAAATACCATTAGTTAATTTAAATAATTTACTAGAATATAATAATTTTTTTGATCCTAATACTGGAAATTTTAATGTAGGAGATTTTAGTAATAGAAATACAGGATATAATTATGCGTCTGTAGAAGAAAGAAATCCACAACAAAATCTTTACTATAATAGTAATGAAGAAAATTATAATCCAAAACTTATATCTAATTTAATAAATCAAGGATTTAATATTCCGTATGTTAAAGATAATAATGAGTTAGTTCAAGATATTAAATATTTAACTAATGAAGATACAGGAAAAAATGAATATTATGGTATAACTTATTCAGGTAAAAAAGTTCCATTATCACAAATAGATTCGTTTAATCCTAAAAACACATCTGGAAGTTTTTCTCCTTTTCAATATCCATCGTCAAATACTCAAGCTCCAATAGGAAATTCACAAGGAACACCATTTACAAATCAATCTCAAGTAGATCCATTTTCAAATATCCCGCAAGTAGATCCATTCACAGGTGATCTTACAACACAACAAGATAAACTTGAGTTCCAAATGCCACAGGATATGTTCCCCCAACAATTACAAAATGATAATGTTTCTAATACATTAAATTTAGGGAGTTCAGATCCTGCTCTACAGGCACTTGGAAAATCTGTTGGAAGTTTAGATTATAGTACTATGAATGCTTTAAGAAATAATAAATCATTATCAGATTATTTTACTCCAATGGCGGGAGCCACATATGGTAAAACTGCTTTTGATGCTTTTAATCAAATCGGTTTAACTCCTGCAAAACAAGCTTTAGTTAATCAAGCTTTAAGTTCTCCTTCTGGAATTGCTAGTGCTTTATTAGGAGAAGTTGGTGGAGGTTTTAAACCAATACAAGGTGGAGTAGGATTAGGGGAATATATTGGTCAAGGACTTAGATCTTTAGGTCAAGCAGCAACTTTAAATACAACTAATCTTGGGGTTAATCCATCTGTAGGTGGAGGAACATTAGGATCAAGAGTTTTAGGAAATTTAATTGGAGCACCTGCAATTTATGCAACAGCTTTACTTAATCCAACAACAATGGGTAATGCAGAATTAACCCCTCAAATGCGAGCACAACAAACGAATATGAAAAAAGGAGGACGAGTAAACATGTCTTATGGTGGATTGACAAAAACGATACCACCTGTTAGAGGTCCCAATCCACAAGGTGTTGAATCATTATTTAAAAGAAGGTATAATTAATCATGGCTGATATAGATAAATCATTACCGAACGTTACTCCAACTCCATCGGATCCAGAATTTAAAGAACAAGAAATTAGTTTAGAAACTATAAGCGAAACAGCTCCAGAGATTACAAGTGAAAACGTTGAGATGAATCAAATGGAAGATGGTGGCGTAGAAGTTTCTTTTGATCCAACCCAAGAATTACAATCAGAAAATCATTCTTCAAATTTAGCAGAAATAATTGATGAACAAGAATTAGGTCAAATAGGTGCGGATCTAGTTGATAACTATCTTGACTATCGTTCATCACGTCAAGATTGGGAAACAACATATACAAATGGTTTAGATCTTTTAGGATTTAAATACGAAAGAAGAACAGAACCTTTTAGAGGTGCTTCTGGTGTAACTCATCCAGTACTTGCAGAATCAGTAACACAATTTCAATCACAAG